CGACAGCAGTAGTTAAGGGTACTGGGCTGAGGGTAGACGAAAACTTCCTCAGTGGCTTTCACAGATGGGAGAGCGCCCGCATTTTGAACTATTGCAAGACCAGGTTGTAATTGGTATGCCATATTTACTATTACGTGAGAATATTTATAAAACTAAGCTGGAGCAATTCCGTGCCCCCTATGAGAAACTCGGCTATCACCGGCAGGATCAAGACCCGCAAAAGCCTCTAATTGAACACCCCTAGCATTTGGGTTGCACAACTCTGGATGAGTTCTGCAAGTGGGAGCATTCTTAGAACCATAGCACCACTCCGCGAAAGCGGTCTGATCGCCTGGAATTTTAGAGACTGGGGCAGTCACAAACTGACGAGCAGCCGCGGCACGCTGTCTCTCTGGGAGTGCCGAACGGGATCTCCCAGCGTCATATGGAATGCGATCGTCTAGGTAGGACTTAACGAATGGCTTAACGGTTGGGTAGTAACAGGCTTCAAGGCGGTTAGGTGCGTCTGTGTAATCCGTCATGAGCACGTTACCCATTGGGTTGTCTGGGGTTGGCATCTGACACCCCCGCTCATCACCACTCGCACTGAAACCATACCCCTCCTTCACCATCTTAGATTTATACATAACATAAAGAACACCCAAAATGGTACTACCAAGGACAAAGATCCTTGGATCGCGGCGGGTAAGATAAATAATACAGCACGCATAAATTATAAAACGAGAAGAGGCGTTAATTCGGTCTTCTGGAGTTTGTTCATTGTTTGGCCAGAATTGTAAAACCTTGTCAGATCTAAAGAGTTGCTGAGGATCGTCAAACCAAGCCTTCATTTAATATACCTTGAGGTTTATTTTTTACCCATACCACCAAGCATGCCACTCATCATCTGCATGAGAGCATCTTGGTCAAGCTCACCACCATCGGTCTGCATCTTGTCCGCAACACCCTTGGCGATATTCTCAATCTGAGCAAGAGTATCAGCTGGAATAGCGTTGATAGTAGTACCAAGCATGTATAGGGTCTGAAGATACTGCCAGGTTGCGGCTTGTGTGTTAGCGGACATACGAGACCAATAACTCTTGATGTTGAGATCCTTTAGGAAGTCAATCTTCTCAATCTCTTCAAGTAGGAAGGACTCATCCTTTGCGGAAATCTTATCCGCGTAGGGAGTCACACCCTTCATGAAACCATCAACAATAAGACGGGGGTTGGACTGCTTAATCACCTCAAAAGAAGTAGTCATCTTCTTGATACCTTTTTCATCTGGAAAAGTCTTGTGCAATTCCACAAGAAATTGGGAGAGCATGTCATTAAACGCAGTGACGGATGCCATTTTCTTATAATATACGCGTAATCTTTAAGTTTAAAAAGGTTCACTAGAAATCGCTTCTTTTTGACCTAGGCCATTAGACACGATGAAGAACACAAGAATAGCATTAAGTGCAGCTGGCTTGGTGTACTTGTTAAGTTCCAACTTACCCTCGTTGTTAAGTTGAGCCTTGACGTGAATGTAACCAGCGGTGATAGCCGCAGCTATGAGAGCAGCGCTCATTGGATCTCTGAGATAGTCGGATAACTCCATTTAATTATACGCAGTTTTTTTTACACGATGATCTGGTGCGTCACCAAAGAGAACACCATCATCTTCTTCCTCCGCGGCCTGAGGTGGGGGAGCCCCAAAGGTGGGTTCAGATTCAGCCACGGGCTCTGGCTCCATCTCTGGCTCTGGAGCCTGAACACCTGGAACAGTCTTGAACTCGTTCTCTAGACCAGTGGGTTGAACCTGTTCCTCCGCACCCATCATGGGTTCATTTTCGGGAAGAGGCTCGGACTCTGGAAGAGGCTCTGGCTCTTGGGTCTCGCCGTCACCGGGACCATCAAACACATCTGGATCCTCGGTGTCTTGAATCTCGCCATCAAGGTCAATGTCACGAGTCTCTTGAGACATATAGGTCTGAAGAATCTGCTGAACTGGGATGAGCTCCTTCACGGTGGACTCAATACAGAGAGAAATACGCTGAGTAAGCTGCTCATCGCGTGCGTACTCACTCTGTTCCTCATGGAAAATGTAAGGATCCTTGTAGAGGTCCTTAGCGACATTGTTGTAACAGGTTTGGATGAAAACTTCGTTGGTAGGGAGCTTGAGACTGATTTTCTTGTTATCAGACTTGAGACGAACCGCGGAAAGAATCTTCGTGCACGCGACAAAGACGGCGGCTAAGAGGTCATTGAACCACGCACAACGATCTGCGATGTTGCTGGTGTGCTGAGCGGACATCTGATTGGACCAGTTTGGAACCTCCTTGAGAAGCTTCTGGAACATAATGAGAGTCTTCCTACCCTTGGAAAGCTTCGTCGCTTCGTCGTACATATCCTGAAACACTTCAATCATAACTGGACACATAATGAGGCAGAGCTGGCCTAGGTATTCACGTTTAGCCTCTACCATTATACTCAGTGGTTCAGACATGATTTTATATGTAACTTATATAATTAAACTTTAAGTCTCACGCGATCTACAATTTTTGTACAAAAACTAATAAGTTCTTCTGTTGACATGTTATTCTTCATTGCATTTACTCTATTACAAACAAATTGTAAATTATCCTTGGTATAACCTTGCGAGCTATCTATTCTGTCGGGTGAAATGTTGAAAGGGTATTTTACAGCCGAATAAAAGTCTTTATTTTCATCTGAACTATAATTCCAAGTCATACGTATACCCGTTAGTGCACAAATACCATTTTGTTTTTCATATTGAGCAATCCAATCTTCAGTTGAAATGTTAAAATCTATTTTTTTATTTTTATCACAACGTTTTTTTGCATCAGCTCTTCTACTGATTAAAAAGTTTCTTACGTCTTTCATAAATATAAGTCTATCATTTCTTGTACATGTCTTACATTTGGACATTAAACCGGATTTATCTTTGTTACATAGTGAAAAACATGAAGAAGGTTTTGTAAGTTTACAATTATGACACTCTTTTTTCGTAACGCTAACTGGATAATTTAATTTTTGTCTATATATTTTTGCATACTCATTCATACACAATTTACACCAGGAACATCTTTTAGAAGGATCGTTTTTATTCTTGGATTTGAACATATGAATGAGATGAGTTGTTTTACATTTGGTACACTCTTTTGAAGGTGTCCTGGTGTTAATATCACTCATTTATGATTGAGTGTGTTTTTATTACCAGACTTCCTACGCACTTCTCCTGTACTTATCAGCCATCTTCTTCAAGTTCATGAGATCTGGGAAATCTGGTTCTTCGGTTTCGTTGTTCTTATCTTTGATATTTTTGGGTACTACCCAAGACACGTAGATATCATACTCACTTATGAGTCTCACATCAAATCCACCCAATTTGAATTGCCGTGCCACATATCTAGCCGCTGCAGATCTATCAAACGTCGGACAACCGATGACAAACGTTGGTACTGTCAAAAACACTTGTTTGTGACCAAGTTCAACACACTGTTTTATTTTGCGAGAAAACTGTTCGTATATTCGTTTATAAATTTCTTTCTTGATTTGTTTTCTCTTTTCATCAATCCTTGTCACGTCATTGATGCTGAGCATTATAATTACTGTAATTTATTTTTAGCCATTTCTAACTCACCTAGGGTAGGTGTAGCCTTCTCCTTCACGAGTTCGTAGTTTACGAATTCTTTACCCGAAGCACCGTCCACGAAGGGGGCAATTTGGGCGGCAGACTCGGCTTCAAGAGGCTGTGTGCGGAGGGAGACTAACTTCACAACTCCATTCATGACCTCAAAATAAGCCGCAACAGTGAAACCAAAGGAGAATCCGTTGTTCTTCACAGTCATGAAGACGCACTCATAGATCTCTTTGTCTTCACCAACATACTTCTGAACGTTGATAGTCTCAATGATATATGTGCAGAGTCCGGTTCGTTTAGCAATTTCTTTGTTGGTTTGGAGAACAAATTCTTGCATCATGTCATTGTCAATATTGGCTTCCGCCTGGCTGTACCCAGAGAGGTTGGGCTTGCTGTCATCTAGACGAATACGACCGACGGGTTTAGTGTGTCCTGAAAATCCAAAGATCTCCGTGAATGGCTCACGCCGAACCGTGAGTAGCAGGACAATGGCAATAAGAACGATCGTCAAAGACCAGTTCATCATCTTTACTACTATGCGTTAATTTTTTTTTACAAAATACCCTTATACATATTAGATGTCTCTACTGATATATAGCCCAAGATGCAAACACTCCATGGAAGTTATTGACTATATCAACAGACAGCCACAATTGAAACAACTTGTGCACTATCACAACATAAACACTCAGGGTATTCCACCTGCGTACAGAAATAAGATCACGAGGGTTCCCACCATGCTCACCAAGAATGGCAAAGTCCTCGTCGGTAGTGAAATCAAAAACTGGTTGGACTCCCTTCTTCCTAACAAGGAGATCACAAACTGGGGTTTTAATGGAGCCTGTTCCATGACAACCCTGGACAGTGAAGAGAATGAGTCTGAGATGTTTTCCCTGGACTCTTACGGTCAGTCTCTACAGCCAGCCATGACACGAGAGCTAGAGGAAAAGATTAGTAGGGATGTGAGTAAGGGTGTCGCCTATTCCGATCAAGCGATTTAAAGATATAACGCGGGATATCTAGTAATATGAAACTTGTGACAATTCAAGCTTCTGCCATCAAATCAACATTTGAGGTACTCAAGGACATTCTCAATGATGTGAATATCTACTTTCGTCCACAGGGTATGTACATCGTCACATTGGATACAGCCAGAACATCCCTCATTGATATGTTCCTAGCCGCTGACAACTTTGAAGAGTATCACTGTGATCAAGATGAAATCATCGCTGGAATTAACATTTCAAACACTTTCAAACTTTTAAAGACAATTACAAATAATGATGTTCTCAAGATTGAAATTAATTCCAAAGAATACATGGACATTGAAATCACAAGTGAGTCCAAGAAGACGAGTACAAAGTTTCAACTCAAACTTCTAGACATCAATGAGAGTCGTATTGAAGTTCCAGATGTTACTATGACCAGTAATACAATTCTTCCTTCTGCTGACTTTCAAAGATTATGTCGGGACATGTCAAACATTGGGGCTGAAATTGAAATCACAAGGGTTGACAAAGAACTCCGACTTCGTTGTGAGGGTGACTTTGCAAACCAAGAGACTTGCATTGAATGTCCCGAAGATAGTCCCGAAATTAGGGGTCTCTACAGTCTCAAGTACCTGAATATCTTTACAAAGGCGACGAGTATGTGTGCGTCTGTGCAAATCATGCAGGAAGAGGGTAACAGGTTTCTAATTCTAAAATATAACGTGGCAAACTTGGGTGAGGTGAAGTTTTATCTCGCGACAAAAGTTTCCGACGACATGTAATTCAAAAAAAACTTTACGAAGAATTATCCTTGTTTGTAAAGTTTTAGGGGATGCGAAGATCATTCGTAGAATCCTGTGTAGTCAGAACAATTTTTTTCATACCTAGAGAATTTGTGAGCATAATCTTGGGAAAACGGGTTTCAAGGGTTTTTTGGGTGTAATACAAGAAGTCCTTAAGGGGTACATCCTGGCTGTGAAAGTCATTTCTAGGTCCAGCATAACGCTTAACCTTCTCCGTGATGTCAACTTGTGGTTTGTCATCGTGGTCAACAATCCATGCATGTCTGATGGGAATGCTAAACATCATATTGTCCTGTTCAGATTTACCAGGTACAAAGTTGATGTCTTGTGTGATAGCCTTATAGATCTTTCCATCGTAATAATACTTCACACGAAGAACGAGGTTGTTCACATTTTGTGGTACAATCGTGTTTCTGAAAGGTTTATTAGTTACATAACAATGGTACTCGTTTAAAACACCGTCCTTCCATGACTTGGATTCCTGCCCCCAAAAATCATCTTCAATCTTATATTTCATGTCATGATCAATCATGTACTCAAGCTCCTCTGATATGATACTATAGTCACTTGGTGTCGTTATCATTTTATAAAGATATATAAGGGTACTTAAAAGTTTGAACAACATTCTTAACTATAATGGAGGGCAACTTTTTAAGTAGGTACGAAAATAAAGTTGAACAGTGGACCCACCTCATAAATACGGACCCGGATAATAAGAAGAAGTATGAGACGGAGATGTCCGACTATATTATTCGGTGTATGCCGTATATGAATCAATATGCTGACACAACTGAAGAAGAGACAAACACGGATAACATTTTCAACGTGAAAGAGACGGTTGGTCTAAAGAGGAAAGACATTTTCAACGATTATTTGATAGAAGTTGAAAAACAAAATATAGCCAAACCGAGTGAATATCATAGACTTGATGAATGTCCAACATGTTCCTATAGTAATATAATTCACATACACGATACGAGTGAATTGGTATGTGATGTGTGTGGTCTAGTGTTAGCGTCCCTCATAAGTGAAGAGTTGACATACAGAGAGGAGCAAGAGACTTCGGAGAAGATTGTGAATTATAGTTACAAGAGGGAGAACCATTTCAATGAGTGGCTCTCACAATTTCAAGCACAAGAAATGACAACCATACCTCCAGAAGTGATGGACCAATTGAGGGCAGAACTCAAGAAGATGAAGATCAAAAAGTTGGATGAGATTACACATGCCAAAATTAGAGGTCTTCTCAAAAAGTTGAGACTTAATAAGTATTACGAACATGTACCTTACATCACGAACATTCTCAATGGTATTAAGGCTCCGAGTATGCCCCAAGAATTGGAGGAGCGGTTACGTCTGATGTTCAAAGATATCCAAAAGCCATTTGATCAAAATTGTCCATTGGACCGGAAAAACTTTTTGAGTTACTCTTATGTACTCTATAAGTTTTGTGAACTTTTGGAAGAGGATGAGTACCTACAATATTTCCCTCTCCTCAAATCAAAGACCAAGCTTTACGCACAAGATCAAATATGGAAGAAGATTTGTCACGATTTACGATGGGAGTTTATACCAACCATATGATTTAAAGATGTCACGGTCTTTATATACATATGAAGAAGGATCAAAAGTGTCCCAACTATGACATATGTTACAAGATGAAGAGTCAGGGTCTAAAGGTGTGTACCAGTTGTTTTTGGAGATTTAAGAATGAAGTACTGGAGTTTAAGGAACACACGGAATGTCCCACGTGTTCAGATGTAAAAAAGTGTGTAAAGTTTAGAAAGTGTGATCACTATGTGTGCGCTTCATTATGCTTTCCAAGACTTCACAGATGTCCAATGTGTCCCAAACTTAAAGAAAATAGTGATACTTTAAGTAATGAATGAAGACGAGAAGTTCTGTGTAGACGAGGCAAATTATCATCTACAGAGAGCCCAAGAATTACTCACAGAAGGTTTGAGAAACCCAAAGAAGTATCACGATGACTCCAAAGAGTTTTATAGGATGTTAACAAAACTTTTACCCTTTATGATTCTGATACAACACAACGAATCTCTACGTCCCGATTCGGAAACGGGGGAAAGTTTACCAAGTACGCCTTCTTCAACCCAGTCAGATTCAGATAGTTACGAGCCTGAATCTCATTCTGATCACTGAGAGTTTTAATAGTTTTAAACTCTAATATGATCTCATTGTTAATGATCATGTCAATTCTTAAGTTTCCAATTACATGGTCCTTAAATGGGATTGTAACTATACGTTCTGTCTCGTACGGAATACCAGCTTTACGCAAGAGCACTTCCATACCATTGTGGTATACACGTTCGGAGTACCCTGGTCCGAGCGTGTATACTTCCCTAGCCAGAGCATCAATTTCGTGTCCCTCTAACATTACTTTATTTCTTTGTCTTAGCTTTAACAATCTTATTCCTCAAATTGTTTGTGAGGTTGTAACCAGTCATATTTTTGAATGCGTTTTTGTTACCAGCTGCAGCCGCCGCCCTAGCCATAGTTGCTGAGGGTGCATTGTTGGACCTAGGAACGGCAACTTTTTTGAATGGGAGAAACTTGAAACTATTTTGACGATTGGCACCTACGATCATTATTGAGTTTTGATTAAAGTTTTCTGTGATCTTGGCTATACTTCTATTCTTCGCGGAACTCATGATGGTCACGTTTGGAAACCAACGTCTGAGAATCTTCATCTTGTTATCAACTGGAAGCGGGTTCTTCGCGTTACCAACAGAGTGAGACACGACAACGATAGGAGTCTTATTTGTTTTACGAGCAGTCTCAATAACCTGTTCAATCATGAGCCTGTGACCCTTGTGAGGTGGGTTGAAACGGCCGTATGTGAACACCACAGACTTCATTTATAATACTCATATATAATAAATGGCTACTTACAACCAACCCACTTGCGAATATGTGTACAAAGTTTCCTCTCTCGAGAAGGTTGTAGATGGTGACACTATTGATGTCACTCTAGATCTTGGTTTTGATGTCTGCACTCGTCAGAGAGTTCGTCTTTTAGGAATTGATACACCAGAGTCACGAACATCAGACAAAGAAGAGAAGAAGTATGGTCTCCTTTCCAAGAAGATGTTGAAGGAGTGGTGCCTTAAGGCTGTGGAATCTGACAAGGATGATATTGAGATCCAACTCAGATGCCCTGAAAGAGATAGTCGTGGTAAATTTGGTCGTATTTTGGCCGAAGTTTGGGTTTCGGAAGATGGTCAGTGGACCAATGTGAACAAGTGGATGTGTGATAATGCGTACGCTGTTCCATACGTAGGACAAAATAAAGACTCTGTTCAGGCTCTTCATGAAATGAATAGAGTAAAGTTGAAAGTAAGAGGAGAAGTTAAAGATTAATTATATGGGTATTTATGCACCCATAGGTTACATATCCATTTCTCACCAGACTTTACAGGTAGTCCACCATGTAAAGCCTTGTAAGTCATGAGTTCATAGTTGTCCAAAGTATGGAAGAAGAGAGCATCACCTTTGTTGAGTTTATACTTTCTCCTCAAGTTTGGAAACACAGTTTCACCACCTTCGTAGTCATCATTTAGGGCTAGGATAATGGTGTACATTCTCTTATTTCCTTCTGTGTCACTGAAAGTATCTTGGTGTGGTTTGTAAAATCCACCGGATCCGTAGCGCAGTATTTGAAGTTTTTCACAGTTTTTGAGAGGTCTATCCGTAAGACTTACACATCTCTCCGCAACCCTATTTACGACTGGATCTTCTAAATCTAACCAAGCTGTTTCACTGTCTCTCATAGTCTTATCAATT